CAAACTAAATCTGGTTGAAAACCAACACCACCTATATACTGTTGGTCTCCAGAACCTTCAGACGAAGCCTCACCAGTATAAGTAGTAGCACTGAAACCCTCTACCGTGTAGTCCTGTTTGAATGGTAGGTAGAAGCCGTTTGTGCCATAGCCGTCACTGTCTGTGTATTTCTTAGCTTTCCAGTGTCCGTATGTAGCGTCAGTTTCACCGAAGTCTGAAGGAGTTTTGGCATAGCCGTCAATGAAGTTGACTTCTGCTAGGTAGCCGTCGTAAGGATACAGAGTAGTGGCATTAGAAAGCATACTAATAGTATGCAACTCTGCTCTATTTACAGCATAATCTGTATTGTCTGCAAAAGTCCTTGTTTTGGTCCATAAAACCTCAACCCCATTCACATATAACCTACTCCTATTTGCAGATGTGGTCTCATTATCTGTGTTAAACGACCATACAATGTGATACCAAGCAGAAGCATCTCTAAATAGTGAGGCAGTCTCATCAAATACTCCTGTACCTCCTACATCTGTCTTTAATTTATTATCTGATGTAAGCAGCAGTGACATTCTACCTGTGGCAGTACCGCCTGAAAATAGTGAACGGTTTATACTGGTATTACCTATCTTAACCCAACCACTCCAAGTCCAAGTCTTGCGATTACCCGCACTACTCGGTGTCCAGCTTAGATAAGCAGAATCATCGTCATTAAATCTTAACGAGTTGGGGATGTCGTAGCCTGAAGCTGGTGTCGCTAGACCCGTGTTAAGGACAGACATTAAGCTAGAGCCTCGCTTGCTGAAACATAAACATTCGTACCATCACAATAATAAGACACAAGGTAAGTACCTGCTGTGGACACATCCCAAGATGTACCTTTTACAATTGCACCTACCAGTGAGATGGTGTGACCAGAGTTGATAATTGTGATAAAGCCAGACTGACCAGTTGATGAGGACTCATTACTAAATTCAAGATTATCGGCAGCAGCAGGGGTGTACTTAAAGTTGTTGGCAGTATTAAGGTTAAGTGTGCCATCTGTCACAACAGAGGGTGTACCCCTTTGTGAGCCTGACCAAGAGCCATCTTCTGTCCTGTCTATTTCTCCATCAGCACCAGTAGCGCCTTGAGCGCCAGTAGCACCTGTATCACCCGTAGCACCCGTATCTCCTTGAGGCCCTGTTGCACCAGTAGCACCAGTAGGGCCAGTTAATGCTGTTAATTGTGCAGTTGTAAAATCTTCATATTCAAATGCGTCACCTTGAGGGCCTGTAGCTCCCTGAGAACCTGTAGCTCCCTGAGCACCTGTAGCTCCCTGAGCACCTGTAGCTCCTGTGTCTCCTGTGTTTCCTGTAGCACCTTGAGAACCTCTAATATCACTGGTTGTTGTAACTGTGCCATCATCAAAGGTTATGGTTAATACACCCGTTGAAGAGTTGTATGACGTTGAATCAATACCATTACCTGCATCGCCTTGTGCTAATACTGGTGAGCTTCCTATATATGCCATTATGTCATCTCCATGATTGATAAACTCGCATCAAAGTCTGTGGTAACTGCTGAACCGATAATCTTGATTGCATCACCTGTCTCTAATACAATTTTGTTTCCAGACATGGTTTCAAGAGATGCTCCTATGGGCATAGGTGCTTCTTTAACAATGTAGGCATCATCACCACCTGATTTAACAATCTGAGCAGATACTTTTCTAAGGTTGTCTGAGGTGTTTGTATTGGAAATTAACAAGCCAATAATCACCGTGGTTGTTGAACTTGGAACTGTGTATACAGTCTCTCCAGTGGAACTGATGTCCGATGCGGTTTTTAATTTAAATGTATTTGCCATAATTTATCCTAGTGCTATTGCCATTGCTGTTGCTGAATCCTCGCCACCATCTGCACCGTCTTGGCCTCGTAGGTCTGACGTTGTTAGAGATGTGCCATCTGCGTAGTTGATTGTTATTTTTCCGTTACCTGCGTTGTAACTTGAGCTTGATATACTGATACCGTCATCACCGTCTTGGCCATTAGTGCCGTTCGTACCGTTATCTCCCGTTAGGCCCTGCTCTCCTTGTGGGCCTGTTGCCCCGTCATCACCATCAGCACCATCAGAACCATCAGCACCATCAGCACCATCAGCACCACCAGCTATATAGAATGTAAGTGTGGATGTAGGCTCGTCAAACTCAACATAAGGAGTTTCTCCTGTAGAAAGGGCAACATATACAACACTTAGCTCAATAATTGAATCCGCTGCTGCTTCTGCTGCTACCTCAGAGGCTGAAGCTGCTACCTCAGAGGCTAAAGCTGCTGCCTCACTTAAGGCCGCTGCGTCTGCGTTTTCCTTTGCGGTAGGGGCATAGTCTACGGCTGTGTTATTTGAATAGAAACCAATATCTTTAGGCATTAATAGACCCCTGAAGTTGTGGTGACACCTATACCAGAGCCGCTATGTTCTGCCTTGTCTGCCATTGTTTGTATGTTGCGTATGGACTCTTTAAAAGCCGTCTGCCAAATACCGACACGCTCATCGTCATTTAAATAAGGAGACGCTTCCAGTAAAGCACCATACAACAATATGTCTGGGGCGTTCTCAGTAAACCAATTCTGCCCGTCTGCTTCATCTATTATACTGCCAATGTCTGCCCAGTAGTATAGCTCGTAATCAGTACTACTGTCAGGAGCAGGGTGTACTATAATTTCATTTGCTCTTCTTGAATATGTTGATGGTATCCCAGTGCCTGTTGTCTTTGACTGGTCTCTATATGAGACTCTTTTAAGACCTTTGTCTGGTGTGCCTTTTGCTGTGACGGACTTCATCTCCACATAATTAGAAGGAAGAGCCACCGCTTGGTTTGATGAAGCTACTGTTACTACAGCCTCCATAGGGGGAATGCGTAATTCCCTGTAGATGCGTAACTCTGCCAGTCTAATGAAGTCTGGAATTTGTGTTGTTAGGTCACTGCGGTCAAGCCAGTCTGCGACTGCTGCTTTGATGTCTGAGAATGTACTTAATGCCATTATAGTTTGCCCTTAGTTGTTCTAAAAGGTGAGTTCTCTGGGTTGTTTAACCATTCACGCATCCGTTCTTGGTTTCCCCATACACCCTCACGCATCATACGCTCTACTAAAATAAGGGGTATTCTTGCAACTCTGTGCTTGAATTCTGAATCCCCTTTGTAGGCGGTGTTACGGTTGTTGAATTTGAGTTTGTCGTTTCCGACTATAAGACTTTTAATTGCATCAGTGTCTTGTTCAGAGACTATTGTTAAGGAGTCATCTGCGTTCTGAATAATATTTGTTTTTACTATTTCCATATGTAAGTAAACCCCCACCGAAGCAGGGGTCTATTTAGCTACTTAAGCAGTAGTAATCTTAGCGTTAGCCGCTTCGTTACCACAGCGTAAGCCATACTCAACCACAAGCATCTTCTTATCAGAGTCACCGTCTTTCGCGATGTCTACTGTTTGGAAGTCACGTAAGTAGTCTACTGACCACATATCATGGTCTAGCATAAGAGCTGTATTAGCTGGCAAGTATCTATCCAACACTACATTGAAAGTACCAAAGTCTGATACATAGACATCAACCGAGTTGTAGACTGACTTATTGTCATCCACTACTGATTGCGTCTGTGAAGCACGACCGCTCATTCCAGTAATAAGCTTCTTAGCAGCAGCACCGACCAACAAAGTTGATGGGTCGCCACCTTGAGTCCAAGCAGCTTCAGCAGCATCAGTGATGTCAGCATCATTAAATACTCCAGCATTATCTGCTACAGCTACTGTATTAGTAGTAATGAAAGCAGAAGCACCTCTAGTAGTACGAGCTGCTGAGGCAGTACCAGCAGAAGATGCAGTAGCACTTAACAGCGCAAGCTCCATATCTCTTTTCAGTTCTTTAGATGCCTTAGCTAGTTGGTACGCCATCTCTGACTTCTTACCTGCTTTGTCTACTGCTTCGCCAGAACCAGTAACGTCCACTGTTTTAGTAGAGATTTGAGTTTGGTTGGTAACACGTACTGTGTCATCCATGTCAGCAGCTCCTGCTGCTGCACCCTCAACCCTAGCGTTTGCTGCTGCAGCCGCCAACGAATCAGTCTGCCACTCAAACAGTGTATTAGAGACAGAGCCTTTCTTCGTAATTGAAGACAGGAACGGAGTCTCTGTTGGAGAGATGTCGTAGATTACATTTGATAAATCTTCTCTTTGGCTATTAACCGTGTTGTATGTATTTTGCGTAGTTGCCATTGTTATTTCCTTATATTATAACATATCGTAAAAGATGGAAGCGGCATCATCTTGCTTACCTGACTTCCTTAACCTTGCACGCTTCTTTTTAACGGCTTCTGAATTAACATCTTCTTGAGATTTACCTCTTCCGGACTTCTGGACTTTAGGAACTTTCTTGACTGCCTTCTTCTTAGGAGCAACTTTCTTAGTAAGCCTGTCAAACTCCATAGCTTTCTTAAGTATAAGAACACTACGGTGGTCTACTAGTTGTTCAATCTCCTGTTGTTGAAAACCAACAGATGTTGCATATTTACGTATGTCATCTTTGATTGTGGAGTCTTTATCTTTCCATTCAGGAATTGCATCAGTCAGTCTTGTATACTCTTTTTGAACAAACTCAGCTCGCGCTTTATGGGCTTGCTCTTGTTGTTCCTGTTGAATATAGTGCTGTTGTTCTGATACGTTCTTTACTTTTTCCTGTGCGTCTCTGAACTCGTCCTTCTTAAGCATATATTGATAAGGGTCTTCTTCTTTTAAAGAATTCCAATCAACGCTCTCAAACTCAGATAGTTTATCATTTTGTTGCTCTTGCAACAGTTGTAAACCGTTTGCGTACATTTGCCTTTCTTGCTCTAGCTGCTGGCGCTCGGACTGGATGTTCTCCGTCTCCTTACGTTGCTCTGCTAGTGCTTGGGACTTACGAGTATAGTCAGCCTGTCTCTGGTATCCGTTTCTTAGCTCTTCGATTGAAACTTCCAACTCCTCGCCATCCACCTTAATGGTGTACTTGAGGTCATCTTCGTTTACTATCTCAAACTCTTCATCAGATTCCTGTTCCTCTTCAGATGTTTCTTCTTCAGATTCTTCGACCTCTTCTTCAGCTTGTCCTTCCGGGGCTTCTTCTTCAGTCTCTTCGGCTTCCTGTGTTTCCTCCACTACTTCCTCGTCACTCTCAGTAGTTTCGGCTACCTCGTCTGTAGGTTGCTCTTCCGAGTTCCACATATTAAGGATTTCATTTGCTGCTTCTTCAGCAGAACCTTCTTTTGTTCTTGCGAACGTGTCATTAACTTCTTGGGTGTTCTCTGCAGAATCCATTAGTTACTCCTCTCACTTAGTTTAATTTAGTTTTGCTTCAGCCCTTCTCGCTGTGTTCAGCAAACTTTCCTGTTGTTAGAACTGACTCAACATATTGTTCAATTAGTTCTACAGCTTTGATGGCCATGTAATAACCATCTCTTTCATTGGCTTCTTCATACTCTGTATTCAGTAACCTATTAACCAATTCTTTACGCACATTTATAAAAGCTTCTGTGTAAAGCGGGTTGTTTAATAAATCTTTAGCCTGTTGTCCTCTCTTTAGGTCTTCCCTCTTGCTCCCCATACCTCTCCTTAACCGTTACCGATTTTAACCGGCCTCTCTTGTTCTCTTTCTAAAATTAATTCTTGTTGCTTAAGCGCCAAGTCAGCCTTCTTAATCTCAAGCTCTTGTGCTTTAATCTGCATCTCTACCCTAGACTCTTCAGCCTTAAGGCTTAGTTCTTGTTGCTTAAGCTGCGACTCTAGCTGCATCTCTTGTTGTCTCAAAGCAGCCTCTTGCTGCATCTTTTGCAACTTAAGTTTAAGCTCTTCTGCTTTAAGCTGCATCTCTGCTTGTTTAGCTTGGTCTTCTGGACTAGGACCTTGTTGTTGTGGCATAGGAGCATCACCCGGGTCTGTAATAAAGTCATCTACATTCTTCATTCCCATTGCTCTTACTTGCTCAGCTACTAAGTTATAAATATTCTTAGGTTTGATAAGCATACCACTTACTGGGTGTTGTGCAACCATTTGCATTGTCTGCGCTAACCTTCCTAGGTGCATAAGGTTCATGTCCTTATTACCAAAACCAAGGCCTACTTGTGCAGTACAATCAGCTTTCTCTCTCCAATCTGCAGGGTACAGTGTAACCCACTTATTGTTTAGACGTACAATCTTCTCAGGCTTCTCATATTTCTGTACTAGCTGGTAAACAGACTTAGCCAAGTCTTTCACACCTGTCTCAGCAAACACACGAGCAATGAGTTCAATCTTTTGCTGGGCAGCAGACATAACTTGTCCAACACCTGTTGCTGTTTGATGTGACTTAAGGCCGCCTTCACTCAGTCCCATGCTATTCTTACTAACGCCTGTTCGTTCCTCACGGATACTGTCCAAGTAACCTAGCATGTTGAACGAATTAGCATCTAACTGTGGAGTATTTAAAGGACTAACAGCGCCTTGTGAGCGCACTCTTACAATACCACCCGGCCTAGCTGTCATCAGGTCATCTAAGTTTGCTTGTCCCTCTACTACTTCATAACGCCCGTTGTTTGTTAGGTACATATTATCTAACAAGTTACGCATTAAAGTAGTCTTAATTAGTTGAAGGTCAGAGATGATGTCATAGACACTCAGACCATAGAACTTATGAGGCATTGGGATAGGTGTAAGGGAGGAGAAGGGAACACTATCCACGGCCTCATTATCCAACAGTTCATTTCCAACCTTCGTTATTTTTCTTAACTCGTCAATACCATCATTATCAAAGTCTACACGCACATAGCATTCTGTAACCCAAACACCATCATCAACATCTTCAGGTGTTGTGTTCTGCTCGTGACTGAAACGCGCTAGTCTTTCTGACGTGAAATCAGCCTCGTGTGCACCAAAGGCACGTTCAATCTTGGCTTTAGAATGGCCTTGTTGTAGTAGCTCAGACTTAGTACGCTTGACCCTGTGCGCAACAAACCTAGCATCTTCAATTGTTTTTGCATATTTATTAATTAAGAATTCTTCAGGAGGCACGTTCTCAATTCTTACTTGACCGTCCTCGTATGTTCTGTTTACAACCACATCATGTAATACTTGTTGTGGTACTAGTGATAATACATCTCCCTCTTCACCACTATTTACTGTATGTTCTTTTACTTCTACATTGTCATCAGCTAGAAGAGCAAAGAACTCTTCCTCAGTAAGGTTTTTGTATTCCTCTCTAAGTACTTCAGTAGTATCATCCCAGTACTGCTTTACAATACCATTCTTCTGTAGTAGTGCATCCTTGAACCAGTTATATATAATACTGAATCCCGGGTTCTGGCGCATCATTACATAATTTGTGTAATCTGTAGCTTGTTCTGCGGATTCCATGTCCTCTGGGCCTTGTGGCTCAAACTTCACTACCTTATCACCACCTGTGAATATCTTCATCAGGCTTGGCATAATCCATTCTATTACATCAGCTACATCTCTAGTGACAATCTTAGAGCGACCTTCTTGTTCGTTACCATATTCTTTACCATAGTACCTGTCAAGAGCGTCGGCTCTTTGTTGTGAGAGCTTGCCTTCACTGTGTCCTAGAGCAGAGGTAATTTCCCCTTCTAGGTGTGCAGCCAGTTCTCTCTTTGTCATCTTTGCCATAAATTATTTACCTTTATTAATAGGGTATTTGGTTGTGTCCTTGGCTTGGGGCTGATTCTGGACCAATTTCATTATGTCCTTAATATCCTTAATATCCTTAGCCATCTCTTCAATCTTGTTTGTCAACCAACGTGGGTTTATACTCATTCTCCTCTCCTTATACTATCCAATCTAAATTCTGCTTTGGGAGTTCCCGACCCCATACACTGTCTGCGCCTGTGAATACTACATCTGTTACACACAAGTAACGGAAGGCATCTGAGGCATGAGAAGTCCAGTCGTGTACTGGCTTCTGCGACCAAATCTTTTTCTTGTCATTGTAACTACTACGGTATTGGAGTAAAGCTTCTAGACCTTTTGTTGTCTTTTCTTCATCAAACCAACACTTGTTTAACGTAGTTCTAGTAGTCTCAATACCATCCATAACACGTAGTTTAGGTGCTACTTGAAAGTCTATACCTAAACTAAAAGCAAGGTCCTTGCGTGACTTACCGGTAGAAAACTCCCTAACGACAATATCGTGTGGTGCAATATGAGCACCGTAGCGATAACCTTTTGCGTTGAGGACATCGATATAATGTGGTAAACCTTCTCCTGAACTTTCATAATAATCTATTATGTTAATTGCTTTGCCGTCAAACTGTGCAAACCAAATAGCAGTAGCGTCTGCTACTCCCAAGTCCCACGATGTAACAACCTGTTTACTAGGGTCATAAGGTACTTTACCAACCCTTTCGCCCTCGTAAGCAGCCTCAATCTCTTTAGCATAATAAGCCCCTCTAAGAGCAGCAGACCAAGAACACTCATACTCTTGTTCGTACTCAGTTTCTGCCATATCCTGTTGCGCAAGTTCAAGCTCTTCATCGTCTAATATTCCTGTTTCACTTGCTTTGAACAAGAACCTTGCCCATCCCTTCTTATCGGGCGCAGTGTGATATAAATCATAAAATTCGTTCTTACCTTTGGGTGTACCAATAAATATTGCGTACCCCTTTCTGTCTGACAGTGCAGGTCTTATTACCTCACTGTACATCTTAGGGTTCATCTGGGCATACTCGTCTAAGATGACACCATCCAAATAAATTCCCCTAAGGGTGTCTGGATTATCTGCACCATATAACTGTATCCTAGCACCTAGGAAGTCAGCTCTTAGCTCTGCCTCGTTAAACTTAACATCAGGAAAGCTGCCACATAATCTCTTTAACTCATCCCAAGCAACGGTCTTAGCTTGCTTGAATAAAGGCGCTAAGTAAGCATACCTAGGCGCTCTCTTACCAGACTGGATGTCTTCTACACTGCTCTTAATAAGCTCATTAATAGCAAATACAGTCTTACCAAACCGCCTGTGACATACAACAACATTGAATCTAGCCAAGTTTGTATGTAAATGTTTCTGTAATTCCCTAGGTGTATAGGGTATTACTATACTGCGTCTCCCCTCTTCCATACACTTCTTTCCCTTTAATACGTCTTTCTAGTGTAGCTTGTCTTTCTCTTCCCTTCCGTTAGCGTCAGCTATATCAGTAGCATCATTAGCCCATTGTATGTCAAAGTTCCTGTCTTCAACCACAACGTGTTGTTTAGTGTTCCAACCACATTGGGTCTTAAGCCAGAATGCTGTCATACTTGGACTGTCTCCGGATACTGCCATTTCATAGGCTACTCCTGCTACTCTGGCTGACCTCTTTTCTTTACCAATTGTAAGGTTATGCTGAAAGTACTTTGTAAGGGTAGCATTACTAATACCCATTACCTTTGCTATTGTGTGCTGGTCAAGCCCAATAGTTACCATTTCCTCTACCTTACTATAGTCATCATCTGTAGGCTTATACTTAGAACCTCTCTTGTTCCTAGACTTCTTACCTCCAGCAACTCTAGTTTCACCTGCGTTGTCTATAGTTGGTCTGCCTATTTTACGCTCAATCTTAATTACAGCGTCACTAGGTACAATGCCTGTAGCAGATGCCACAGCAAACTTAGCTTCTTCAATCAGTTCTTTCTCTAGCAGCTTAGCATCCTCTTTAGAGTTTACCTCTGCAAATCCTTTCTTAGCCATACACTATTATTATACACTATAAAATTAAATACTATTAAATACTATAAACTAGACATAGTTTGAATATTGTTTATATACATACCTAGCGTCCATACTAAGTATGTTGATGCTGTTCTATATACTATTATGTATTATATATACTGAAAGCTTCACACTTTGTTTGCTTAGCTTCTATGCTAGGTTTGTGTCTTAACTTTATCAGTTTAGATAAACAATATTATACCATATTTCTAAATAAATAGGTTGGAATACAGGGTTATATTATTGTGCCCGATTCTGGGAATGTATGTGGGCCTATTTTACACGTGGCTATTTCGTGAGCGGATGCCATCTGGTACAGCAACAGCAGGCTGGAAATGTAAAAAAAATAATTTTACATAGAGGTGGGTTTCCCCGTTTTTAGCCCCGCGCGTTTGGGGTGCGTACCCGCGCGTTTTCTTCGAATACCCCCACTCCGTGTGTGTGATTAATAATACCCGACTGCCACGCTTGGTTATTCATTTTGGCGGGAATGCGTGGCGGGAATGCGTGGCATTTATACATTAGCATTTGCTAATACACCAAGGCAATTTTGTTTTTTATTCGTGGCGTGTGCGTGTGAATTTATATATCCCTCACTAATAACGATACAGCGCGAAGTTTTAAGCGTGGCGTTGAAAAAGCGTAACACTGTTACAAGTTTATTGTGTGCAAATAGTCCGTTATGCGCTTGACGTGTGGCCGTATGCCGTGTTAAAATTCTTTTATGGCTTGCGCCCTGCGTGCCTATTTTATAAAACGCTAGGCAATCATAAAAGGAAATACCATGACAAACAAGAAAAACACAAACAACGCAAAAACAATATACAACGCTGACTTGCCACCGCTTGACGCTGATTTCAAAAAAGAGCTTAATAGCTGGCTAAATGCTGATGACAAGGCAAAGGCAACCGAGAGCACACTCAGTGACCGCATACGCGGTTATATGGTGGATGGCTTAGCGGGCAAGCAACAACTTGAACAGGCCGCTTACTTTTTACACTTAGCTGGCAGAAGCGAAAGTTACCGTGCTCTAATTAATCGCCTTACTGCTGAGCTTTTCAATAAAGGCAAAGTAAAGCAAATGGTAGTTATTAAATCCAGTCGCAAAGGCGCTAAAAAAGAGATAGTGCCAGTCGTTCCGCCTACTAAAGAGCAGGCCGAGCAAAAAATCGTTGACTTAGCTGAAAAGGCACGCGACCGCCAGCAGAAGCAGGCCGAAGAATACATGCTTTGCACATACAACACGCTTGACACATTGCGCGCTGAATTTGCCCGTATTGAAGCGCTTTTGACTGCTAAGCTGGCCAAGGCTTCATAACTCAATAATAGCGCCTAAATAAGCTTATTAAGCCCCTTAATTGGGGCTTTTTAGCGCCTGCTGTTCTTGTATTCTCACAGGTTTGACAATGCAGATAAAAAAGCGGATAATGTTAGTATGAATCAAGTATTACGCGTGCAGGGATAAAGAAAAGCGTAACACTGTTACAAGAATTCTCCGAGTGCTAAGCAACACTATAAAAGGCTCATAAATTTACAATTAAAAGGGATAAACAAAAGCTATGAGAAAACTATCAAAACGACAAAAGAACATACTTAAAGACTTTACAAGCTATTACAGCTTTGACCAGTTGCCAGAAGTAACACAATGCCAAGTAGAAAGGGCAAATGATTATGAAAGCCTGCATACTGATGTAGGTATTTTTCTTTCAGATAATTACTATACAAACAGGGATAAACAAAATGCATAAAGTAATAACATTCAAAGGCAAAAGACTGAGCCGTGCAAGGGTAAAGAATAATATTCTTAAAGTGTACAATAAGGCAGACGCGCACACCGATTGGTATGTTGATGCTCATGCTTTTTGTAAGGGATTGAGTATTAAATACAATAGACCGCTTAGTGTTGTTGTTGGTATTGTTTCTGCACTGTCACCACTAAAGACGTGGGATAAAAATAAAGAGATAGCTGAATACTACTTGCAGACAAACAGCGTACTAAAAGGCGGTAAGTATATTAACTTTACTAAGCAGTGCGATAAAGTATTACAACTGGATAGGTGCTGGTTAATATGGAATAAGGTAACAGACGAGGGAATACAGTATATTCTTAAAGGGGAAAAGACAAAATCTTTCTACTTGAATATAATGCACCCATCACAGGAATCAAAAGTCACAGTGGATAGACACGCTATTGCTGTGGCTTTAGGTAGAGTAGCAACAGACGAGGAACAAGCACTGACACCGCTTCATTATGCGTTCTTCGAGGACTGCTACATTTGGACAGCTAAGTTTCTGGGAATAAGACCGCTTATGTTGCAGTCTATTACTTGGGAAACGTGGCGTAATCTTAAATAAAAGGAAACTATTATGTGTGAAAACAAAATAAGCTACATGATGCCCAAAGGTAACTTTGGTTATAGAGAATACATGGTCGAATGCGGTACGACAGACCCATACGGTGAACGTGCGATGTGCGACACTTGTTATGAAGACGAGCATATACGCAGGAATGCCCAGAGACAACAGGAAAACAGCGATGCAGACAATGCTTGGTTGCGTAGTGCTGGATGGGGTGAAATGTAATGGAATATTTCATACTGACTATGATGGGAATGACACTGGTATTCATGTCCCTAGTATTTGTATTAGCACCAGATGACCTACTAAAAGAGGCGAACAACGCGCCAAGGGGTAACAAGAAATGACTGAGCAACAACAAAACACATTGTACGACATAACGTATATATTGGCGGATAGGGAATACCTTATAAAGGAACATAAGGATAATCCATCGCTTGATAGATTACACACAATTAGAGTCTTGTTAAATACGTTAGAAGAGGCACACGGGCTTATCGACGAATTAAAAGTTGAAGAAGACTATAAGTGCAACAATTGCTATGGCAGTTATAAAGACACAAGTGAGGGGTGTACAACAACCTGTGTTGAACATTTCATAGCCTCAAGAGAAGCGCCTTGTATGGATGGCTCTTGGGAAGGGGTTGTGCCTAAGTTTGAAGCTGTGACACAACTAATACTAAAAAAGGCGAATAAAGCGCCAAGGTATTATGAAAAGTAATTCTCGAATTTTAACCGTGGATATTGACGATGCTATACATGCTGTGAAGCTACTTAAAAAGGCCAGTATCCACACAAATAACTTTATGGTGAACCATTCAAGACTAACAGCACTAAGGCTGATGAAAGAATGGGGAATTACTAGAGTACAACTACAACAATAATAAAAAGGAAGGTGTAAGATGGAAGAAGAAAGAGAACAACTAGAGAAAGCGAACGAAACTATTGCAAGCTTAAGAGATGAGGTTAAGAGTTTGTACACTAAGATTGATAACTACAACCACGAGCTTGCAGTCGAGCGTTCTATATGGGAAAGGTTTGCTGATAGTATCATCCTAAGCAACAGCTTCGCTGACTTTATAGAAACCATGGTGTCTGATGAAGTGGATTCTAAGATAGACAATCTTGATTTATCTGATGAGATATCTGATGAAGTAGATAGTTACTTAAGTGCTTCAACAATTACTCTAGACAGGTATTAAGATGGAAAATGAACTAGACAACTACTCAGATGGTGAGGTATTAGATTGGCTCTTAGATTTGGCTGGTGTTACAACAGTCGCAGAGTTGGAAGATATTTTAATCAACCATAGTAAACAAGAAGCGGGTACTTTTACATATAACAATATGTCTGGATTTTTAGAAAAGGGGGAGAAATGAACATAGTAGAAGAACACTTGAAGAAAGAAAAAGAGCAGGAGTACTACACATTCTGCAGTCGCATGGAAAGGGTACTCGACAAGAAAGTACACGATGACCTTATTGAAACAGGCAGATACCTTGATGATGAAATAGGTGAGGATAGATTTGTTGAGGCTGTGGATGCCGTAAAAGAAAGTCTATACAAAACATTGTGGGATTGTTACGAGGATGTCATTGGTGATATTATTATGGAGGAGGCGTGATGTCAACTGAAGAAAACGAAATAAAACTAGAGGCAATCTTTGACTGGCTTTGGTATGAATGTGATGACCCTATTGATGAAATAACCAACCTAATTCTCAAAGCTTATCCAAATAAAGAATGGCTTGATGAGTACGGAGATGTTCTGAAACATAAGAGCGACTTCATAAAAGAACTTAAAGATTATAGAGGAGAATAATAATGTCAAGTGAAGACACGGAATGGGAATTATTAGACAAGAGATTACAGGCTACTAAAGAGGTAATTAAGGCAGGGCATAGGGTCAATCAAAGAAGTACCCTAGAATCCAATCCTACGCCCTCTGAATGTACAATTGAGGGTTGTATGGACAGGATGATGGAACACCTAAGTGAATACTATAAGAATGGGGGTAAATAGTATGAGAAAGAAGAAGACATACACACTGTCAGATGGTAGTATTGTAAGTGCTCAAGATGTAGCTGACAAGGTGGGATGTAGGCTTAATACAGCGTACCTGAGATTGACTAAGCATTCAGATGTTGAGACTATATACAGCCCACTACAAGCTAACCAACGCAGGCGTGGGTACGGTACGCGTAATGACTGGGTAGACAAACCAGCAACAGTTGTAATGGGAATACCTATAGACCCATCCTACATGGATGGTAGTCCAGACGGCTCGGGAAGTAAGGACAGGAACGGGGTAAGGATGTCGTTCAAGGAAGCCAGTAGCCTAATGCGTTACCGCCAGCAACAAAGGGATGAGTGGCTACAGTCTAAGGGATGCAAGACAGAAGACGAGAACGACAGGGAACATAGTCTTAATGAATTTAAATAATAAGAGGAAACAACAATGAGTGAAGCACGTACATGGACACAGCAATTAGCAGCAGACTTGGTTCGTATAAACAGGGCCATAGAAACCATAGAAGCAGATGTTTCAGAGGGCATCAGCAGACTTAAGAAGCTCGAGAGAGAGCGCGAAGATGTCATAACAAGGACATTAGGTGGCAACACAGGAGGTCTAGATGGGTAAGGTAAAAAGAGAACTGTATGAGCCTATGCAGGAAGCACTACAAGATGAACCATTCACGGAAGAGGGTATGGATACATCCATCAAGTGGGTACGAATGTATATGCAGACTGATGAATACAAGAAAGAGCATGATGAAGCATTCAATTCAAGCTCTACAACTTAGCAAAAGTATGCTATAATATTGATACTTTCTTAGCTTCTATACTAAGTTTGTTCTGTTGTATGATTACTATTAGATACTACATAATAGTATTACAGCAACAGAGTAATGCTTAGTATGGTAGCTATAGTATTACTAAGTTAGTACAGTAGTTTTTATTGTGTTTGTCAGACACTATGAATTAAACTTCCTTTTTCTGCTGTACTAATTTAGTGGTATTAACCACTAGGTGTGTAACCCAAGAGGGTTGCTGAATGTTAATAATATATAGGAGTTACAACTATGAGCGATTACTTAGCTTTAACAGGTGATGTGGTATTTAATCACGTTACTCAACCAGACAATTACAAAGGGGATGAGAAGTATTCCCTAACCGTAGCACTAGATAAGGAAGGTGCTAAGGTTGCTGAGAAAGCAGGTCTGAAACTGTCTGAGTACAAAGGCGTTAAGCAAATCACTGCTAAACGCAAGGTAGACTTTGGTGCACCCAAGGTTTATAACGTGGACAAGGAGGAGGTGGATATTAATCAACTGTCTCTGTTCGGTGATTCAGTTACGATGCTAGTGAAGCAGGGAAAAGCACCTTATGATGCTTACACCTACCTAGAACGTATCCGGATTGAGTCTAAAGCTGAAGGGGCTTCGGACTACGACCCATCAGAGTTCTAAACATCCACATTTGGGCTACTTCGGTAGCCCTTTTAATCATTAAAGGGAAGAGACATGAGCAATTACATACTCCGTAAGGAGCAGTGTCCAGACTGTGCTAAGGTAGGCAGGGACACATCAAAAGACAACCTAACAGTGTACTCAGATGGACAGACACACTGTTATGGATGCAAGAAACACGGTAAGATTAACTTAGACACATCAGAAGTAATCAATGCCACACCACCAAAAGATAAACCAGATGGTGATTGGATACACGACTATAGAGGTGAGTACTATAGCCTACCAGACCGCAGACTAAGAGCTGAAACCTTGGAGAAGTATAAGGTTAAAGCGGAGAAGGATGCGCAAGGCACAATCATTAAACACCACTACCCTTACCACAATAAGAAGGGAGAGCATGTTGGTATTAAGACAAGACTTGTAGCCAATAAAAGGTTCTTCGGTGGGGGTGACACAAGTAAAGACAACTTACTGTTTGGACAACACCTGTTCAGAAGTGGTGGAGCTTTCGTTACTGTATGCGAGGGAGAGCTGGACGCTATGGCCGCCTTCGAGATGTTTGGTAGCAGGTGGCCTGTTGTATCAGTCAACAACGGTGCTAATTGTGTAGACAATATAAAAGCTAATATAGAATGGCTTGATTCTTTCGAGACTGTAGTACTGTGCTTTGATAATGACGAAGCGGGAAGGGATGCGGCCAGCAAGGTAGCACCAATACTAGGCCCGAATAAGTGTAAGGTATTAACACTTGCTAAACACAAGGACGCAAGTGACTACCTAAGTAGCGGGGATAGCAAGTGCTTCTATGATGAGTGGTGGAATGATGCTAAAGAATATACTGTAAGTGGAGTAGCATCTATTGATGACATGCGAGAAGCACTTCTTAAGTATAAAGACACAGAACTAATACCACTACCAGAATCATTCGGTAACTTGAACGAGATGATGAGAGGTGGTGTTGCTAGGGGAGAGCTAGTGTCCATCATTGCACATACTAGTATAGGTAAGACTACTATTCTTAATGAACTGATATACCACTTTGCAACAGAGACAAAGGAAAGGATTGGTTGCTTTATGGTGGAGGATAATATTGACGAGACAATTAGAAAGGTAGTAAGTGTACACACCAGAGACAACCTGCAACTACTGAAACCAGAGGAGCTGGACGTAGATACGATTATGGATGAAGCTATTGACATTGGTTTTGGTAAGAAGGTTCAGCTACATAATGATGGTGGTGGTAGTATAGACTTGGACGAGATGTTTGCTAAGATAAGGTACTTTGTTAAGGGGCTGGGTTGTTCAGTAATACTAGTAGACCCTTTACATACAGCCATTAAGAACTTGAGCAATGAGAACGTGGAAGAGGTGATGGACAGGTTTATTAAGTTATGTAAAGAGACCAAGGCCACAGTCATACTGAGTACACACACAAGGAAGCCTGATGATGGTAGTCATCCACATAAAATCAGCGAGTATGACGTGAAAGGTAGTGGAGCAATACCACAAGCGTGCCATACTAACATCCTATTTAGTCGGGACAAGCTAAGCGAGGATGAGTACACAAGGAATGCAACTAGAATACGAGTACCTAAGCTTAGACGTACTGGTCAGACAGGCGAGGGTGGCTGGGCGTTCTTTAACATACTAACAGGCCGGTTGGAGAAAGGACACAACCCAGAAGTGGGTAATTCAGATGCGAACTTTTAGTTGTGACATAGAAACTGATGGCCTAGACCCAAGCGTTGTCTGGTGTATTGTTGTGCAGAATGTAGATACTAAAGAGGTTACTAGTTTCTACAAGGACACACTTGGTTTGTTTAAGCTTTGGCTTGCTACTGAGGTAGATGTTATAGCTTTTCACAACGGTATTGGCTATGACGTGCCGGTGCTGAAGAAGCTATTAGGTGTTAACTTTGATGGTGTTACTGTCGAGGACACCTTAGTAATGAGCCAGCTTGACAAGCCAGCACGTGATGGTGGCCATTCTCTCAGGGCTTGGGGTGATTACTTCGAGTTCCCTAAGGGTGACTATAACGACTGGTCTAAGTTTACTGATGAGATGTTACAGTACTGTATAAGAGACGTTGAAATAACTACTAGTTTATACAAGCTACTGAAGCAGAAGAAGCTGAGCGAGGATGCTTTGCAATTAGAATACAAAATAAAGGAGTACTGTAGTGAGCAAGAAAAAACAGGGTGGTTCTTCGACTTCAAAGGAGCAGGGTGGCTCTTACAAAAGATTAACGCAGACTTGGGAGAGGCTGAACGAACTGTCCAAGCAGTGTTCAAACCTTTGCCTGTCTGGCGTAGCAAACAACCGGTTGCTCAAAGGTTTAAGAAAGACAACACGAGAACTAAAGCATACGCTGCGGAAGTAGCCCTTAAGTGTCACACTAATGAAGCAGGAGAGTACGGTTACTGGGCATACCCTGAGTTCAACTTAGGTAGTAGACAACAGATAGCTAGACACCTGCAACATTATGGATGGAAGCCCACTGAACTGACTGAGACAGGTAAGCCCAAGGTTGATGAGACAATACTCAAGGACGTGGACATACCAGAAGCACAGCTTATCGGGAGATACTTGATGCTACAAAAGAGACAGGGGCAAGTGAAGTCTTGGCTTGATGAGTACAACCACAAGACAGGACGCATACACTCTAGGGTACATACGATGGGAACAGTAACACATCGCATGTCCAGCAGTAAGCCTAACCTACAGCAGGTGACAGCCAGTGGTAAGGAGTATGGTAGTGAGATGCGTAGCTTGTTCACTGTGCCAGAAGGTAAGGTGCTGGTAGGTGCTGACCTAAGCGGCCTAGAGCTTAGATGTTTAGCTCACTATATGAAGGATGACAACTACACTCAAGAGATACTGAGTGGTGACATCCATACAGCAAACCAAGCAGCAGCAGGGTTAGCAACAAGAGACGAGGCCAAGCGGTTCATCTACGCTTACCTTTATGGAGGTGGGGATGTTCTTATTGGTGGTATTGTGGGCGGTGGAAAGGAGGAAGGTGCAGAAGTTAAGGAAGCTTTCCTAGCTAACACACCTGCTCTTGCAAAGTTAAGGAAGGGAGTTGAGTATGCAGCTAAGAGAGGACATATCAATACACTTGATGGGCGTAAGGTTTATGTACGCAGTCCTCACTCAGCACTTAACTTCTTATTACAAAGTGCTGGTAGTATTATAGCTAAGCGTGCTTGGGTTATATTTCATAGCATAGCCACGCACCTAGAGTACAAGCAACTTGGTGTCATACACGATGAGATACAAATAGAGTGTGACCCCGAGGATGCAGATGCCATAGGTAAGTTGGTTGTTGAAGCAATGGAAAGTACTACTGATTATTACAAACTAAACTGTCCAATAACTGGAGAGTATAAAATAGCGAGGAGCTGGGATGGAACACACTAGAAAACTATATAGGGCTGATGGTACTGACACAAGCAAGGAAGCTGCTTATTCATTAGGAGATGTAACAAAAATGGAGGATATTGTGCTAAGTGTAATATCAAAGCATAGAAAGGAAGGTTGTATATCTGATGATGTTAGAGAAGAGCTTTCTGATTACAGTTACAGTTCGGTGACCGCAAGGTACAGAGCCTTAAAAGACAAGGGACTTATAAAAATAGATGACAGGAAATTAAAAGGGAGGAGCGGTCGCAAGCAACACATAATGTGGGCTACTGGGTATTATGAGGCTAGGCATGAAGGATAACATTAACCCCGACCATTACAACCAAGGTGGTGCAAGTTGCATTGAATACATAGAAGCAAAGCAACTAAGTTACCATGAAGGGAATGTGATAAAATACATAACAAGGTATAAGTTTAAGAACGGATTAGAAGACCTAAAGAAAGCACAATGGTATTTGAACCGTTTGATAGAGATTACAATAAGAGAGGAAGAAGATGAAGACAATTAACACAGTAGTACAGGATGTATATGATGTTCTAAAGACAAAGGATTATTCCGGAGACCTAAAGACCATCGCTGCACAAGCAGGAAAAGAAGTGGAAGAAGCAATGGTGCAGGCGTTCGAGCCATATGAAGACAAGCGTAAGCTACGTATGTCTGGCATAGGCAGGTGTGAACGTGCTCAGTGGTACAATGTAAAGGGCTACGAGGCTGAGGAAATAGAAGGCAGTGTATACCTTACATTCTTGCAGGGTCACGTGCTCGAGGCTATACTTGTTGCACTTGTTAAGTTAGCTGGTCACGAGGTGACAGAGCAACAGAAGAAGCACGAGGTTGAGGGCATCCTAGGTTCGCAGGACTGCACTATTGATGGTGAACTAGTAGACATTAAGACAGCAAGTGCATGGAGCTGGGACAATAAGTTTGCAGCGGATGGTATTAAAGACGATGCTTTCGGTTATGTAAAACAACTTAGTGCGTATGGTAAGACAGACAACAGGGAGTCAGGCTACTTCTTAGCACTTAACAAGAACAAGTCAACCCTTAAGTTATGTAAGCAAGAGCTTGACCGTAGTGTTGACCAACACATACTACAACTTAAAGACAAGATGGAGTCAGACACACCACCCATGAGGATTGCTAATGCTACCACGTTCAGTAAGAAGACAGGCGAGGAGAGGTTGTGCATGAACTGTGCCTTTTGTGGTTATAAAGAACACTGTTATGATTCCATAAGTGCTAGACAGACTGGTAAGATTACTAGTTACTATGTTGATAACATAGGTGGTAGCTTTTGAAGCAACTGCCTGAACTAAAAGAGTTTATAGCTTCCACATATGATGTGTGTCTCATATGTGAGGAGCTTGAGCTTGAACCAGAGGAGCTTCTTAATGCTTTTGAAAAGCGTTTGATTGAGAAGAGAGACAGATTCTTAGAGGATTTTGAGGAAAGCGGATGGAATACATACTAATTAGTTTAGCTTGGGTTGCTTTAGGTGCGGCATTTAACTACTGGACTTATAGGACAGCATACAGAGAAGGCTTGCTCGATGCTATAGCACAACACAACAGAGGGGAGCTTGTGTACTACCAGTACACAGACGAGAACGGCGAGCCTATGATTGAAATTGAATTTATAAAAGGAAAGAAATGAACAACCTACCAACAGATTACCAAAACTTCATAGCCCTATCTCGCTACGCTCGATGGCTACCGGAGAAGAACAGAAGAGAGAACTGGTCAGAGACAGTAGCACGTTACTTTGACTTTATGGATAAGCACCTTAGTGAGAACACTGAGTACACGCTTACACCTACTACACGCAAGGAACTAGAGCAAGCAGTTCTTAACCTAGACATTATGCCTAGTATGAGAGCGTTAATGACAGCAGGACCAGCACTAGAGAAGAACCACATCGCTGGTTATAACTGTGCGTACCTAAGTGTTGACCATCCCAAAGCATTTGATGAGTGCCTATACATCCTGATGCACGGCACAGGTGTAGGCTTTAGTGTAGAAAGACAACACATTAACAAACTACCAAGGATTCCTGGTGGGTTGATTGACACACCTGAGAATCTAATAGTGGTGTCTGATTCAAAGGAAGGTTGGCAGACAGCGTTCAGTAAGTTAATAGGGTTCTTGTACAACGGTAGGATTCCATCGTGGGACTTAACCAAGATACGCCCTAAAGGCGCTCGCCTTAGTACCTTCGGGGGCAGAGCAAGTGGACCAGCACCTCTTGAGGACTTGTTTAACTTTACCGTACACCTATTCAAGGAAGCTGAAGGACGCACACTGACTAGCTATGAGTGCCACCGCCTTATGTGTAAGATTGCAGAGGTAGTGGTAGTGGGTGGTGTAAGACGTTCAGCACTTATTAGTTTGTCTAACCTTACGGATGACCGCATGAGACACGCTAAGTCTGGACAGTGGTGGCAAGACACACCTGAGATGGCTCTTGCTAACAACTCCGTGTGTTACACTGAGAAGCCTAATATGAATAGCTTTATGCAAGAGTGGTTGTCTTTATATGAGTCTAAGTCTGGTGAACGTGGTATCTTTAACAGAGAGGCGGCGGTCAAGCAGGTAGCTAGGGTAGGAAGAAGAGACACTGACCACCACTTTGGTTGTAACCCTTGTAGTGAAATCATACTAAGAGACGGGCAGTTCTGTAACCTCACTGAGTGTGTCGTTAGAGCTGAGGATACACAGGATTCGATTCTAGAGAAGATTAGGCTAGCTACTATGTTGGGTACGTTCCAGTCATCTTTGACCAACCTCAAGCGTTTACGTGCGAAATGGAAACATAACACAGAAGAAGAGGCGCTACTCGGTGTCAGCCTTACGGGTATTATGGACAATACTTTTATGAACACAACTACTCACGAGCTTACAGACTACTTAGCAATACTGAGACAGAAGTCAGTAGACACTAATAAGTTGTGGGCTAAGAAGCTGGGGATTAACCAATCAACTTCCATTACAGCTATTAAACCAAGTGGTACAGTCAGTCAGTTAGTTGACAGCGCCAGTGGTATTCACTCAAGACATAACGACTACTACTTAAGACGAGTAAGGGCTGATGCTAAAGACCCTATAGCACAGTTGATGGAAGACCAAGGCATCCCTTGCGAGGCTGACGTTATGAAGCCAGACAGTGTTAAGGTGTTTACGTTCCCTATGGAAGCACCTAAAGGCGCTGTGCTTAGAGATGACAGGACAGCACTCGAGCAACTGGAGCTGTGGCTAACGTACCAGAGACATTACTGTGAACACAAGCCATCTGTTACTGTGTCTGTTAAAGAACACGAGTGGATGGAAGTAGGTGCGTGGGTGTACAAACACTTTGACGAGGTAAGTGGTGTGTCTTTCTTACCACACTCAGACCACACGTACCAACAAGCACCTTATGAAGACTGTAGTAAAGCAGACTACAAGGCACTGCTTAAGAAGATGCCTAAGGCTGTCGACTGGTCACTGATTAGTCAGTACGAGTTGACAGACACAACAACCAGCACCAAGACGTTAGCTTGTACCGGTAACGTATGTGAGATGGTAGACTTAACTGATGAAGAAGGTGATAAAGAGTGAGCAACCTAACAAGGAAACTGTGGAAAGTCGCTGACGCAGAGACCATTGAAGTAGCGACAACAACTGAAGAGGTAAGAAAGATGGATGAACTTATGAAGCTATTGAAAACAAAGACTAGTCTAGTTGTTTTTGTAGGTATTGTAATGCTTATGTTAGCAGGTAGCTGGCTAGGTCTGTGATTAACTTTGTACTAGGACTCGCTCTTACAATATGGGTGTATATGTTCTTACTTTCGTTTACTATATTGTGAAGAAGAACCTAGTACAGACAGACAAAACATCCGAGCTTTATCATAAATTACGTAGGGATAAGGCTCGTAACCGAGAGGTTAGAAATACAACAGCACGTAGACCGTTCTGGAAAAGAGACTGGAGGAAGTAATGACTAAAGAATTAATAAACAGAATTAAGTACAGGTACAAAGAGTATTACATTACCAAGTCCAAGGCTAAGACACACGCCAACGCAATGAAGATGGCATCAAACTGGTCACACGAATACCCAACAGGCACATCACGTGCTTACATAGCTGACCAGATAGTTGAATGCTGGAAAAGACAGGAGAATAAAGATGACTGAACAAGGGCTGTACACCTTTAACGAGGTGTTAGATAGATTGTTGTTGACTGATGAAGAGCTGTTATTATGTAAACAACATAGAGACTACAATAAGAAACTGGATGATATGTTTGAAGGACACCCTAGTTATAGCGAGGGTATGCACTATCCACCAGAGAATGTATGTGACAATAGAGGTAACATAGGTAATCCACCAGATAAGCCTAAGACACACAACAGAGGATGGGATGAATACTATGGTGCATAAGGCAACCTTCCATATAGCACCAGTACCAGCATCACGTGCTAGAGTTACACGCTGGGGAACATACTTTCCTAAGAAGTATAAAGGATTCAGAGACGAACTAGAAGCAATCCTTGACAGCTATGCGCTGACACCTAGTGACGAGCTATTGTATGTGAAGGTAGACTTCCACGTGCAGATGGCTAAGAGTTGGTCTAAGAAACGCAAGGCTTCAGCCGAGGGTAAATACTGTGATAATAATGCAGACATAGACAACTACATCAAGGCCGTGCTAGATGCAGCCGAGGGTAGGTACTATAATAATGACAAACAGATTGTAATGGTACGTGCTCGGAAGTTCTGGGCAGTAGAAGGAAGTATTACATATTCGCAACAACCAATCATAGGATTATAAGATGCCACTGAATAAAGCAGAAGACTGGGAAGGTAGAAAGAAGTTTGACGTTGACCTAGAGTTTGGTCAGCAATGGGAGAAGCACATAGACGAGCTGTTCTCAGGTGCTAAGACAGCAGAAATAAAGACAGAGCGTGACAAGTGGGTAACCACAGGCAACATCTGTATTGAGGTAGAGAGTTATGGCAAACCCTCAGGACTAACGTCAACCGAAGCTGACGTATGGGTACACAATCTAGTGAAGGATGGAGAGTTGCAGTGTAGTCTCATGTTCCCTGTCGAGAAGTTACGCTCTATAATAGAAGAGATGAAGCCCTACACTGTAATGGGCGGTGACAACAGAGCAAGTAAGCTGTGTCTTGTCAACTTACAGAAGTTACTTAAGGCTGTTGTATAGCAACGTGACGCTCATCGAACACGACATAGTTTTTAGAACTGCTGGAGAAGTTACCTGATATTGTGTCGGCATTATATTTAATACCACGAATTCCTAACGACAGTAAGTACTTTGATGTTTTCTTAGGACCTAGTACTCTCGCCAGTGTCTGATACAAGTCAGAACCATACTGCTCACCTTTTATACTTAACCTGTGTCGCTTAATTATATTCTTGATTGTATTCTGTATATCAGGGTGTTGTTTGTTTAAAGGCACGTGCCATAATAACAAATTAGACTTACCTGCTTTGATGGTAACCGAGTATACAGCACCACCCTGCTTAGGAATGTACCCTTCACGAATAAGAGCAGCAGCATCATCCATTTTGTTCCTGAAACCCTGTGATGTGTCTGGTCTTTTACGAGATATGAATTCCTTAGCAGCGTCATCTAGGGTTTTTGCGTTAACAGGAAACCCTGTGTTTTTGAAATAATCGTCTATGAAATCTTGAGGAGCTAGTGAATCAGACAATCTTGTTAGGTGTTGGTCAGCATACTTAGAAGCTATACCCTCACTGTCAGTGAAGTACAAACCCCACCCAAAAACCTGAGCACCTTCTCCTGTTCCGATTTTGTCTGTGCTGAATTTAATTATATTCCTCTCAGGAGAGCCATGAAAAGCATTTATCTCCTGCTCAATCTTAACCTCTAGCCCGTGGTCTTTAATCTTATTAGAGTCATCAAACCCCGGTACAATATTAGTTCCACAAGCCATTACTCATCTCCTCCAAAAGGTTTGAAGTGTATACCCGCAGCACCCATAGAAGAGTCAAGGCTTTCACCCAACCATTCAATAAGGTTATCACTGACGTCAACCTCTGCATCACCAGACCACAAAGGAGAGATGACATCTTCTAATGCTTTAGTTATGAAACCAAAGCTTACACCCATCAATGAAGATGCAGCATCACCATACTTACCAGAACCAAAGACCATACCCGGAGCACCTGTAAGACCTGCTCTGTCTATAGTCTCTAAGAATGCAGGGGACTCATGGTCCTCGTCTCTGATTGCGTCCTTAAGTATTTCACCTAGGTGTACCAGAGCGTATGAAGCAGCAAGCGCACCTACCACACCAATAGCAGCACCATAATCAGGAGTACACTGCTTAGGATTTAACTTCCTAAGTAATCTCTTAACAACAGTATTACCAAATACAATAGGGAAAGTCTTAAGCTGTGCTATGATAGCGTAGTTAGGATTAGACATCCATAAAGGTTTGTTAGTAGCTTTAGGAGTTACTACTACATCATCAACAACCTTATGTAACCAAGGTATAAGCACATCTCTCACTGTAGTTTCTTTACCATTAGCTGTAATAACAGCATCAAGGAAAGCATCGTTTGTAATATCAATACGAACCTTTCCTTCCTCGTTACGTGCCAAGTTAGTCAGTTGGTTAAAGGTATCAATACTAATTCCATTCTCGTGAAGCTCGTTCTCAAGTCTTCTCTTCTCGATGTCTGATATGTTACCTCTAATAAGACCATTAGCTCTGCTGTTGATGTTACTTAGCATAGCCTGAGCTGCCCAGTTCCTGTTGAAGTTAGTCCACTGTGTAAGGAAACCACCTAACGGGCTACGGAAGTACATATTCAATAGTTTGTTTTTATCAGTAGAGAACAACTGGTCGAGGCGTTCATTGACTTCAGGGTTTAAGTTGTAACCAAGTAACGCAAGTGTCTGAGCACCCTCTCCCGGTTCTATGTGTTTACCTGAAGCTCCTCTGTATATGCCCTTTACAGTATAACTAAGTGCCTTAGGAATAGTAGCCAGCATATGACCGAAGCCAGCACGCTCACCAATCCAAGCAAGCTCCACTATAGAAGATAGAGTTGCCATACCTAGGTGTGTGAAAGCACCTACACCTGTTGCTATTTTAGAAAGTGCTCTCCAGTTCTGTTCTTTCTCTGTTGTTGGTCTTTTATATATATTATGAACAGCATCATACACATCATAAATCTTATTAATTTGTTCTTGGTTTATAGCTGTTGAGTTGTCACCTCTCTTCTTAGAAAGAGTCTCAATGTTTTTCCTTAGCTTCTTAGCCTTGTAACCAAAGGCTGTAGCAGAAGCAACTCTTACAGCAGCCTTTGACAGGTAGCCAGTAAGAACCTTATCTACACTACGTTCTCTGTACTTAGTATCTAAGTGTTCCCAAGCAGAACTACGTGACTTCTCAAAGTCCTTACGTTTAGTACCTTCAAACTCTTGCTCTTTACCTAGTAATTCTCTTGCCGTTATAAGGTCAGGGTCAACACCATTTATAATGTCTTGTGCAATACCATCAGCCCACTTTTTAACAGCACCCTTTGCAAGCTCTGCAGGTGTGAAGTGTTCCTTTAGTTTACCTTCTCTAATAGCGCGTGCACGTGATGCCATAAGACTGCTTACAAAACCTTCAGTGTCTTGTTTAACAGCATCAGCACTGACAGGGCGATGTAAGTAGTTCTCTACAAATCCTATAGGAACACCAGCTTCTTTCAAGTCTTTCTGTGCTGTGTTCAGTGCCTTTCTTATAAGACCATCCTTACCTGCGTCTACATCAATGCCTGCTCTAGTAGCTGCATCCACATTCTTAGCAGCAGCATTAAGAGCTGCAACAGTTTCTGGTTTCTTAGGATTATGCTCAAGACGTGCAATAATATAAGCACTGATACTAGGGTCTATGTTACGACCAAAGTCACCTAGGCCCATACGTTTGTTAGAGTACTTGTTAATTATATTAACTACGTCTTTTAAATATGTACCTGACTTAACAGCTCTTACACTGTCGAAGTTGCTTGTTGTTCCTTTCTCACGACTTCCTGTCCCAGTAGGAGAAATGCTTTGGAATATTTCATTAGCTGCATGGAATTCTGCACCTGTCTTTGCTTTATTACGTACATCATAAATAATAGGAGACAACGGCTTAAGTGTTGTACCCTCAAGAAGAGATTTAGTACCTTCCTTTATGTCATAATTGGTGTACTTCTTAAGAAGCGCAGCGCCCTCATTGAAAGTTTGTTGTACTCCCGGAGTGTAGCCCCTGCCTTCTGGTAAATCAATAAGACCACCAACAGTTTCTGTACTAGTAGGACTAGCATTCCTTAGTTGGTCTATGTTGAATCCCTTGGCAAGTCTTCTAGCAGTACTTAAATCCCTATTAGTAGAACGTGCCTCGCCTATAGCACCCGGTGCACCAATCATACCAGCAGTAGGACCAGCAATTAACGCCTCTTCAAAGATGTCTTGTGCGCCTTCAGAAGTACCTAGTATAGACGGGTCAACACTAGTACCTATTTGTATTGCCTTCTGAGCTGCCTCAGTTGCAGCTTCAGTACCGACTAACTTAGCACCGAACTTAGCACCAGTACCTACCTGCTTAAGTAATGAGTCTCTGCTAGTATTGACTAGTTTAGTTAGGTTAGCTCTAGCAGTACTAACACCACCTTTACCGAAAGACTTAGCTAATGCCTTAGACGTGGCACTTGCACCTTTGATAGGAGCTAAGGTGTCTAAGTAAGTAAGACCACCGGCAACCAAGGCCGCTTTGGTTTTCTCAGCAACAGTAAGTTCTCTGCCTGCTATACGCTGGTGTTCTTCAATAGTATCACCAAGATTAGCATTGTAGGTTGTGGCAAAGGTAGCATAATTAACTAGACTACCCAAGCCCTTAGCTACAGGATGCGGCATGGCTTTAAGAATATTACCCACAGTGAAGCCCAGCATTGGGGCTACTGTATTCATAGCATTAAGACTAGCCTTCTCTTTCCACCAGTCGAGCTTCTGCTCAGACTCTAAGAATCTTCCTGCGTGTTGTGGGTTGAATTGCTGTAGCTTCTCTTCCTGTGCTTTACGGAAGTCTGCAACTCTCGTTGTGTCTGCGCCAAATATGTCACCAAGTGCTTCAGCACCTGTTGATTGTAGTACACCATACTGAGGTACAGATGCTTGTATAGCAGACAAAGAACCAGTACCAGAACCCCTGAACTGTCTCGTTATCTCCTCACGTTCTTCGGGAGTAAGTGCCATTATTATAAGCCTTGTTGTTTTCTCTTCTCTTCTTCTGCTTGTTTCATTAGAGAATGGAGAGCAGGTAAATCATATATGTTCAAATCCGGGTTTTGTTGGTGTAATAGGTACATCTCATTAACAAGCTTATCCTGCTCTTCACCACTAAGACCACCGAAACCTAAGAAACTTTGGTCATTCTCATCGAAGTAGCCACCCATTTCTTTACGGAAGCTGGTGTAGGGTATAGTCTTAAAATCTGTAGAACCAGCAGACTGTGCGGCAGCAGCGCGTTGTGTTACAGCATCAGCCTCATTAGCCCTCTTAGCAAAGTCATCAGATACACTACCTTTGCGTAAGTGAGGAGCAGTACCCATCTCACCAATAAGCCTGCCAATACGGCTTAGACGCGTATCACCCGGAGCACCACTCATAGGCTGCATCCAGTAGTCTTTAGTCTTCATCTGCTCAGCTATTGTCTTAGGTTTTTCTGGTGCTTTTTGGTCAACCGTCTGAGCACGTTGTTGTTCCTGAGTCAGGAAGGATGGTCCTGCGGTAGGCTGTGATGAACCCGCCTTAGAGGCGAGGAAAGGATAAGCACCTACAGAAGCTATATTACCTAGTTTAAAAGGAGACACACCGCCATATACAGGCTTACCTGCTTTATATACAGGCTTACCTGATTTACTAAGTTTTTGGCTTCTATACAAAGGGTCAGTAAGTGACTTGACTTTCTTAGCTTTCTTACCTAGGTCAACACCTTTGTATAGTTTATGTGCAGCTCTGCCACCAGCAAGTGCAGCCCTTCCACCAAGACCAATCAAACCTAAACCGGGAATAACCATAGAAGCATCTAGGGCCTTTTCCCAAGCAGGTGTGTTCTCCCAATAGTCTGATACATAACCACTCACTGTGTCAAAGTTACTAGCACCTTCTTTACCAGACTCAACCCAAGTACCACCACCCGCCTCACAAGCACCTCTTCCTATTGCACTTGGTGTACCATTAATGCTACAGTAACTCATTATAAACTCCTTAAATATTTATTAAATCTCTTATAGTAATCTGAATCCTCATCCTTGGTCTTACCTCTCCAAGCATTAATGAATTCATCTACTGCATTCTTTTTGTTCTTATTCTTCTTCCACATATCACGCATCATGTCTTGGGCTAATACTTTGTATTGGCCTTTCTCTTCATCATTAAACCCAAACCCAGTACCACCGTAGTCAAACAAGCCTTCACCGAACCCAGCTCTGTCAGGTTCATTACCAAAATGGTTAAACAATGTGGCTTGTCCTTTTAACTTAGAAGCGATGTCTTGGTTATTATCCCAGACACCTCGTTCATTCTTATAGAAGTCATCCAACAAACCACCGGTAATCTGAACAGGACCAAAAGCAGTACTGCCTCCCGGTGTCTTACGTGCTACTGTACGTATCCAAGGGTTGTTAAATGAACCAGTCTCAGCAAATTTAAACGCGTTGTATATATCATCTTCGTTATAATCATCAAACAGGCTTGCCATATCAGTACTAGAACCAATCGAATGGGTCATAAACAGTAGGCTGCTCAAACACATTACTATAATGGTCTTCAGCATAAGCACCTCTTATTTCTGGACTAGAGAAGTCTATTTCGTTAATGTAATAATCTCTATTGGCCTCTGGGAACTGACTGTTTAGTTGCTCAAACTGGAATATATTATTAGTATATGGGTTAGAGCCGGGTACAGAACCTATAGTGCCGTTAGTATAGTTAGAGTCAAAGTCTGGACTGTTTACAAAAGCAGCCGCTCTTGGGTCAACAGGAGAACTTTCTACTTGATAAGTAACTGTACCATCCTCATTGATTGTCTCACTCCTAACATCAGGGTTATTACCTAACAAAGAGTCCTCTGAAGAACCATAAGGAACTGTATACTCTTGGAATGGGTATGGGTTCATTATAGAAGGAGGAGCTGTGTTAGGATATGAAGGTGAACCAACAGCGATGTCCTCAATAGGTACTCCAGAACCATCAGTAGAACCATACCTAAGTAGACCACCTAACCCCATACGCTCAGCCCACCAAGCAGCTTGCTTAGCTGTCATGTCTTCCATGCCTGTCCTGTCTATACTGGGAGAAGAAGGACCTTGTTGCTGTGCTTCTGCTTGCTGTGGGCTGTAGTCATACAAGCCCTTAGTATATGTAGGACCTTGCGTGTAATATGGATTAGGTGCTGAGGCTGGAGTACCCCATAAGTTATATGCAGCTCCTGTGTTGCTTAAACCTTGTCCGTATGTGTAAGCCATTACTCACCTCCCCATATACTGTCCCAGCCCGGAGCACCTAGGTTGCTGTATATTTGTGCAGCAGAACCAATGCCTTGCATAAGGTTAGGACCGGGTTGTGTAGTAGTTGTAATACCAGCATTACCAATCAAAGGACTGAGGCCGGTTATTCCTGCTTGGAACTGTTGTAGCTGGTTGTAAGGTAAGTTCTGTTCAAACTGGTGTTGTGCTTGTGCATCACCAATAAGCGCCTGCTCTCTTGCTTGTTGCTGTGCACCGCTGGCTTGTAGTTGCTGGTATGGACGGAAGCCTGTATTCATAAGACTACCTGCCTGTCCAAGCGTGCCTAGTTGGTGTCCAAGGCCTTGGCTATAAGCATTACCATAAATACCTGCTGCTGCTTGTGTAGCCGCGTCTGCTGCACCAGCCATTGCTACTCCTTCTGCGATGCCTTGTCTGCTACCACCATAACCACCAGACTGTACAGCACCACTGCGGATACCGGCAAGCTGAGGTGTTAAACCTGAGTATGCCCTGTCTGCTGCTGCCTGTGCCATGCCAGTCACGTATGGGTTATTAGCCACATCCAGTACTTGGTCTGAAGTACCATATTGGAATGCACCCAAGGCAGGGTTCATTACATTAGGAGCACCTTCAACCGCGAAGTTCCTAGTGCCTTGTTGCGCAGTTAGCTGGTCAGGACTAAAGCCTGCCTGCGTCTGTCCTTGGTAGAACTGAGGCGTGAAGTTGTTATATAAGTTGGCAGCCTCACCAAAGCCCTGCTTAATGTAGGGTTGAGAAGCCTCCCACGGCTCTGAGTTTGTAGTAGTTATAGAGTCACCGAATGACATTAGCTTAGCTCCTTAGTATAGAATTTAATTGTTTCTTTATAGTTCAAGTTCTGTAGTACCTTACTCCAGCCTTTTCTACCAGCTAACTGCACGTACTCACAGTTGTTTTCTTTTCCAAATGCAGATAACAATGTATCTGCCTCGTCTTTCCAGTCGCTGAAGTTATTACCACCTAGTAACAAAACAACAAGTATATTCTTTTGAGGGTATGTATTTATTTTAGTAACGAAAGCACCCTCTACCTTGTTACTTAAGTTTACCCAGAGCTGCATATCCTTCATTATACAGGACTTCTTTATGTCCTCTATAGTGTACTCGCCTAGTCCGTAGTTCAACGCTGAAATCAAGTATTCTTCAACGTAAGGCCACCAGACATCAACGTCCTTTGACAGGACACCTTCTATCATGCGTGTGTAAACTGAATCTTGTGCCAGTGTCCGTCAACACCGTCATAATAATACAAAGCTTTGCCGTGTCCCGGATTCCAGTCAGTACCATCTGCGTACCTTATGTCACCGTCACGTGGTCTTACAGGAGCTACGTGTGAAACTTCCATATGCCCGTCAGCAATATTACCAATAACAAAGGATATTCTCTCAAGCTCTCTTTGTAAATAAGCAGGTATGTCTTTTATGTCATCAGGAACAGGGTTTTTTGTATAGCGTATACTCATACACCAGTGCCTCTGTTACCTGAAGGCTTCCAATGAAGCTCTAGGTTAGTTAAACTCCAGTGGTTAGAGTCTTGTGATTGTAATTTAACACTGACGTACTTACCATTAGCTCTTACCGGTATATCAGAGTGAGTGCCCGGGGTAATACTGTAAGGACCTTTCCAAGATACACCTGCGTTAGGCACACTCTCTGTTCCTACATAGAAATCAACAGAACCGTTGCCTTCTATATGAGGCACAATCTTTTGTATGCTTTTATTCAAGGTAGTACCTAGAGACATGCCAGTCTTCTCTACCCAAGATAAATAATCAGAGCCTGAGTTTTGGAACGTGTCAACCTTTCTTAATTTACTGTTTGTTGAAGCAATAAGAAGTGCTGTTTGTGTAGGATTGAATCCTGTAAAGTTCCAGTCTGTGTCGTCAGAGTCCCAGCTATTAGTATCAGAGTCCCAGTCTTGTGTGTATGAACTAGAGTCATTTACAATACCCGGTGCTATGAAAGAAGCACTAGGTAGGTCTCTCTTAGACCACATATTAGTAGAGTAGTTCCAAACATAAGCCAAGTCACATTCTCCTGAGCTTGCTTGAGAAGGAATACAAACCCACATTTCACTGTCTTTGTGGTTAGCAGTGACAAAAGTATTCTTATAATGTGTGCTGTTTATAGCACTGAATATTTCATCTTTAATAACTCTGTCAGCAACTGATTGTTTAGTTTGTCCGTTGTGTATGTAAATATCATTTACTCCAACAACAAAATGTTTGTCATCAAAAGACTGTACGCAGTCCCTAGAGAGAATACCTGATTCTGAGAACACCTGAGAGAAACTGAATATAAAAGCACCACCTACGTGGGACATATTATACACACTGTCTTCTTTATAAATGAAATTGTAATCCTTTAAAGGAAGGCAATCAATAATAACACCGTCAGTTTCTGACAGGTCAACGTAACCAGTGTCTTTTGTTGCGTCACTGTAGTCCCAAGAAGTAGGAACACTTCCAGCGTCAGCAGGATTAGACCACATAACTCTGTAAGGGTACTCTGCTACCGAAGCTGTACCAAAATTCTCAGTAACATTCAAAGCTACCAGAAACTCTTTGAAAGGTCTAATGACTTTTGCTCTTGAGTCGGCTGTCCAGTTACTTAAGTCAGTACACGCAGCAGCAGCAGAGCCAAACTGTTGTGGAGCGTCTGTTCCGTTATTCAACACAGCAACACCACCTAAGACACCACCGTTCCAGTCACCTTGTGTAGCCGTGTAACCACCGCTTGCTCTTGTTATAGCTGTGTGTGTAGAACCACTGAGTTTATATATAGCCGCTGCACCTGCATATAACCATAGGCTTGCAGACTGAAAAGGTAACAACCAATAAGGTGCTATGGAGGTGCTGCCAAAGACATCAGCAGTTCCTGTTGCTTTCTTTGTAAGGTCGTTATCAAATACAATATTATTGCCGTTAGTCCATGTTGTCTCTGGTAGCTCATAGACACTTATGTCTGTGTTAATACCGTTCAGGTTCAGTTTAGTTATTTGACTAGGCATATGTATATCCGTTAGTTACAATAGCTGTTCCAGCAGCACCGCCTGTACCTCCTGAGCCTTCTTTATCACCACTTGTTCCACCACCACTCCCAGAGCTTCCGTTAGAGCCAGCCTGACCCTGTGCACCACCATTTCCGCCAGCACCACCAGTCGCGTGACCGTGAATGTTAGCTTTCGCAGCACCACCAGTACCGTAAGTGTTAAACCCACCTGCTTGGCCAATGTTACCGTTGGTGTTGTTATCACTTACCGCAACACCTGCCGCACCAGCAGCTCCATATGAAGCACCACCGCCACCACCAGAGCCGCCTGTTATATCCTCATTTCCGACAGAGTGTTCGTGGAAGGCTGAACCACCACCTGCACCACCACCTCCTCCACCAAGGATTGAGCCATTGTTAGTAAGTGTTATGTTTGTTTCTAAACTAAGAGCAGAACCACCTGTACCACCAGCACCACCATTGTTCACTGTACCAGAGCCAGAGCCATTTCCAGCACCACCTGCTCCACCTGCTCCACCACCACCATATATGTAGCCGTTGTTTATAATGGTCAGGTTTCCACCATAGCCTGTGCCTGTCTTAAGAGCAGGGACTGTAGGGTCATCTGAATATACATACACCCCAGAGTTAATAGTTATTATTACATCATAGAACTTGTCAATACCTGCTAGTTCGTCTAAGTCTAGCTTATTAGTATTAGAGGACACAGTATAAGACCACACACTACGATGTGCTTCTTTCCAAACACCTCCATCCTTTACGTGTACTTTCTTAGTACGCTTCCAAGTTCCACCATCTTTGATGTGAACCTCTTCAGCCTCCTTGAATGTACCTGCGTCTTTTACCTTAATAGTCATTTACTATACCTGATAATGTACGTCACCATTAGAACCAGCACTAGGGGAAGAGGTACTGATTGTACGTGTACCAAAACCATTGGCTGTTGTCGTATCAGTAATGTTTACAAGGGTTGCTTGCTTAGTACCTACTGATGTTGTCAACGCACCTAGTTGTGTTTGTATAGCACTTGTAACACCGACAGTGTGGTTAAGCTGCTCATGTGTGGCTGTAACAGCACCAGTGATGCCCGGGAAAGACAGCTTAAGAGTATTCTTAATACCTCTAAGGTGTTCGTCACCAAATGACTTTGCGTCCGAACTCGCGGGGTTGCTAGAGTTTAGGTTGTTTAGGTACTTAGTACCTGTTAAATCTTCTGTTGCCATATTAGTTTCCTTTTGTTTGTTATTTGCCCTTAGCTAGTTGTGCGCCGAAGTAGAACTCTACAATCATAGTTGCCCAAGCAAATACTTCGTTAAATTTAATCAAACCTCGTACTGTTACGTACTCAATCTGGTCTGGTGTAATAGTAAAACCCAGTAGGCTAAAGCCTTCTCTTACTGTAGGTATTACAGTTTCTACGTTGAATAATACTGGTGCTACTTGCGTGAATATTATTAAACCTAGAATAGCAAAGATGATGAACCTTCTGTTCCAAGCAGCCATTGGTGACTCTTTGTCAGCAGCGTCTCTTGCTTTGTTAATAGACTTGTTCTTAGCAGCAAACGACTCAAGCATTAGCTTCTGACCGTCTGTTGCAGCCTGACTGCGTATCGCTAAGAGTTTGGCAAAGAACCCCAGTAGTATTGGTGCTGCGTTAGTTAGTATGGTTATCATTATTGACTCCCTGTGTATAGTTCATAAGCCTGTTGTGCTGTCTCAATCTTCGTTTCCAGTACAATTACTCTGTTCATATTCTGGTCTGATAGTTCTTTCAGGTACTCTAGGCTGTTGACCTTGTTGGTTAATTGTCCGTAAGTGAACACAATTCCCCCAATAATGCCAAGTAAGGTTAATAGTGTAGGTGTGTCTATCTTCACTTAAATGCGTCCTCGAGCAAGCCACTTAGTTTCTCCTTTAGTCTGTCCTCTGCTTTCTGTTTAACTACTTCTTCTACTTGGTCTGTACCCACTGTGATGAAAGCATCTGTAACAACACCTTCTAACCAGCTATAGCCAGCGAATAAGCCAGTTGAGCCAATGGCTAATAGTAGTAGGTATCGTTTAATCTTCTTCATCATCGTATTGGGGTGCTGTGGATAATCTCAATCATCCTATCCAGCTTGTTATCAATCCTAGCAAACATCTCTTTGTTGTCTGTCTGCATATCAATAATCTGCAGTTGCATATTGTTCTGGTTAGCTTGTAGAACAGCAATGTCTTTACCGATGTCTGTTATATAAATCAATGCTCCAAAGATTAGGGCTGCTGTTGTCACTAGGTGACTGACACTTACTGACCTGCTTAAATGCCACTTATCTTGACTCATCCGTTACACCTTGGTCAGTGAAACAAAACTTGGGTCAACTTCATCTGTAGGATTAGCTGTCCAGCCACCTGTTACCATATTAATCTCTTGTGTTACTGGGTCGTTTAACTCAGGTCCGTATGTCTCAACACCTTCTTCAGACGTGTGCTTTACCTTAGTTACCAGTGTGTACGGAGTAGCCTCATAAGCCATAATATCTTCAAGGGTAGTCAAAGCATTTACCTCTGCTTCCTTAGTTGCTTGGTCAGCATAGATAGCACTGGCGTATGTCTCAATCTCTGTTGGTACAGCCTTACCACCTTTAGATGCTCTTGACCAGTACCAATCTACTTCACCTTGCTTGGAAGTTACTTGAGAGTTAATCTGTCCTAGCATTCCTTCTTTGAGTGTGTCTACATCTCTAGCTATAGACTCTGGTGTTCCAACTACTGAGCCGTCTGTCTCTACGTTGGTTACGTTTCCTGTC